TTTTGTGGTCTATAGAGATTACGCAACTGGAGAAACACAGGTCCACATTCAGAAAATCAGGTGGTCTTTTGTGGGAAGAGTTGGAGAAGTTAGATTCGTATATGATGTAAAGTGCAAGCGTTTTACTGAGATCGGAAGCGAGGAAAGTTTTAGTCCAATAAATGATTACGAACAAAAAAATGAAGAGGTTTATGGAAACGAAGACATACCATTCTGATCCAACTTTCCAGTACGGACTCAGACAAGTGGCAATAACATCATATAAAGATGGAGAGCTAATCGGTTCAAAAGAAGCGTTTTACGAAAATATCGAGGCTGTTCATATCTGTGTTGATAAAAAATATGTAGAAATAATTGAAGTTTTATTTGCATTTTGTGAGAAAAATGTTAGATATTTGCGAAAGAATAATTTAATACCTAAAGAAGTAAATGAGAAAATCAAAACAAATGCAAGTAATCGAACTTGCAAAGAGCTTGGTCTCGGAAAGCCAAATGGTTCAAAAAAGTACCAGGAAAAATATTTACATAATCTATACAAATTTGTCTACTGGGATTTTATTCAAAACCACACAATAGATCAAGTTAAGGAAATGTTCAATCAAATCAAATAAAAAAAATGACAACAGAGAAAGAAAAAAAAGCAATTCACTTTGGAGATATCTTAGAATATGTGCCAAATGAGAGAAAAGAAAGATTCATCAAAGATCTAGTTCTTTACGTGCCTCACCTGAAAGAAGAGGCTGACAAGTTTAACCATGTAATTCACAATGTTGCTATAGGCACTAACATGAGAAACTATATAGACCTCATGAAAGATTTGGCTATGAAAGTTTACAACGCAACAGGAGAAAAGAATAGAAAGAGAGAAAATGTTGCCTATCGTCAAATGGTGATGTGGATGATGTATAAAACACTTCCTATTACACTAACTGGTGTTGGTGAGGAGTTTGACAATAAGCACTATGCTACAGTATTATATGGCATTAACGAATTTCAAGATTGTGTTGAGACATCATGGAAAGATAGAATGTTAGTTCAATACTTTGTTGAGAAAATGGAAGAGCATGGATACTCACAACCGCGAGTAGCGTACAAAGAGTTACTTTATAAATTAAAAATTCAAGAATAAAAAAAATATGGAAATTACAATTGACAAACCGCATCAAACCGTTTACACTTTTAACGGTGAGGTTACCTTAGACATGAAGTACACATACGTTCTAACTAAGATCGTGAACTTTGCAGGAACAGCATATGCAGTAGATGCTCACCCATCTTCAAGCGAAACAAATTGGGGTAGCTGGAGTGAGATAAAAAAACAATTCGTTGAAGATATAATCGTTAAACACTACGAGACACATGGAGCAGAGTAAGACCACTATAAGCAAAATCAAGTACAATTACAAGGATGAAAAAAGTTCAAATACACTTGAATCAGTAATTGCAGATCTTCGTAAAAGAGAGGAAAAAGGTTTGAAAGAATATGGGACCACAGTTGATCGAAAAGACTTAATTTTGAAAGATTGGATAAAAGAAGCCTATGAAGAAGCCCTCGACCTTGCCGTCTATCTACGAAGAGCTATGGACGACATACAATGAAGAAACAGAGACTCACACTCCTGTTATTGTCACTTTAATGGATTACGAATACGAAGAAGATAAAAAATATGGAAAATAACTTGCTTTTTTTAAAACACTTAATTAAGAATATGCATCCTGACTGGACGGATGCACAGGTAGAAATGGAGGCTATTCGCACTTCCTTAAATCAAAACAATGATGATGAGGAGGGATGTCTCTACTGTGGATCATAACAAAGTCATGTTAATATCATTCAATTGACTTTACAAAATTCTTTTATATCTTTGTAAAAGAAAATAAAAACACACAATGAAAAATTTAATCAAAAAGGTAGAGGAGTTCAACACTGCCTTTAATCTACCTATTAGAAAAGAAACTACGAATTTAGATCGCAACGAGATCGTACTCCAGTACAGACTTTTATTAGAGGAATTAGAGGAGTATGCAGATGCAGCGGCTGATGGTAATTTAGTTGAAGTAGCTGATGCCATTGGTGATATGCTTTATGTACTAATGGGGACTGCAATACGTCACGGCATTCAGGATAAATTAGAGGATATCTTTAATGAGATACACCGATCTAATATGTCAAAATTAGAAGATGGGAAACCATTGTATAATGAATATGGAAAAGTAATTAAATCCTCATCATATTCACCACCTAATATAAAATTCTTACTATGAACGACTGGTTGATACTTGCATTAGCTATTTCATGCCTAATAGTTATTGCAGCTTATCTTGACGGGAATGATAACCAAAACGGATTCTCTGCATGATAATAAAATTAAACGAATCGGAAGTACACTTCCTAAGAACGCTGGCCTCCACAAGAGCATTTTTTAGCAGAAAGAAAAACGTGGTGGACCAGAAGTTTGCCTCGGATAAGTCGGGATACGAAATAGACTTTGACGGGTGCCTCTCTGAATACGCCTTCTGTAAGTGGCACAATATACATTTCAGCCTCTCCTTTGGAGATGATACAGCAGGTCAGCCAGATTGCATATTTAAACATTTGAGCATAGATGTAAAAAGCACTCGCCTCCCAAAGGGGCGTATGATTGTCAAGTTAAATCCTCAACCGATGGATATGTATGTCCTTGCTATAATAGAGGATGACTACACAATTCGTTTTGCTGGATACGCCCGATCAGAGGATGTGAAAAAAGAAGAGAATATTCGCAACCTTGGAACAGGGGATTCGTACATTCTTGAACAGGATCAATTACTAAGATTTAAAGAAAATGCACACAAAAAAAACTAAAGTATCTTACTTCCACGATAAGGAAGAGAACAAAATGTTGGAGGTTACAGAATGGGCCAATGGAGCTGGAGTGGACATTGCCATAACCAATGAGAGTGGTAGGCAATTGATCCCTCTCTCTTATAGAGATGCAAAGAACCTACGCAGACTTATTAGGTATATACTACGTCCAAATGTTGATTAAAGGCTTTTATATAGAGGCTATGGAGGTCTTAACCAATACTGGAGGGATAGACTTCTTTGATCTCACACCAACGGAACAATTAGTAAAAACTATGTTCGACATTCGAGATGTGATGTCTATACGTCAAGTTGATGAGTTGGTACCGGAGTATGCTGTAATAGAAATAGGCATGGGAAACCCACGCCTATTCAAATTATCTTACCAGTCTATAAAGTCTATCTTTATGAACCGAGATTCTATTTAGCGTAAGGGTTTTTACAAGACTCATCCATCTTGTTGTAATTTGCTCGGCCACCTTTACCGCCTTTTACAACCACTCCTTTTTTTCCACCCTTGTCTGCTTTAGCCTTGTCTCTCCAATCCTTTTGTTTTGGAGTTTCACTTGGAGCAGTACCTCTATAAGAAATGGTCTTAATAGACCTATCAACTTTTTGTTTTTTAATACCTTCGTTAAGACTTTTATTTAACGCCTTTTCTTCTCTTCGAACCTGTCTTTTTTCTTGACGAGCTTCTTTTTTAGGATTGTTATCAGTAGAAAATCCTGTTAGAGGATTAACCTTTGCGGTGGTGTACATTTTAGCCATTGTAATTTAATTAAGTTGTAATATCTAATCCATCCATTGCATATACGTTAACATTTGCATACGGGATATTAACATTAGTTGTACTGTTTAAAACCCCCATCTCCGAAATGTAACAAGCGTAACCTTCTTCCTGAGGAAAACGATATGAACAATAGTCCTGAATATTTGTAAGTAAGCGATCATTAGAAGATTTAATTGCAATTGGATCATACGAAGTAGGTAAAAATCTACTGTTGTCACCAGTTATAACAAAAGAAGTTAAAAAAGTGACCTTAGCAAAATTAATTACTTCATCTCCTCCAGCGTTATTAACTCGGATATATTCCTTTCTATTTAAGTCGAATGAGTTCATGGTATGAAATGTTTAAACAAAGATACTACTTTTTTAACAGTTCCATTTTTTATTACACGACTATATTTTTGCCATCCATTGCATATACATTTACCTTTGCGTATGGAATATTAACATTCGTAGTGCTATTTAAAATACCCATCTCAGAAATATAACAAGCGTAACCATCTGCATCAGTGTATATTTCTGAGCAATATTGAGATGCGTTAGTAATTAAATTTTGATTTGAACTTTGAATTGTAGCTGAATCATATACCGTAGGTAATAATTTAGCTATCTCAGCTGTAATGACAAAAGAAGTTAAGAAAGTAACCTTACTAAAATCAGTAAGTGGATCCCCCGAGGCGTTATTAACTCGGATATATTCTTTTCTATTAAGGTCGAATACGTTCATGGTATAAAATGTTTAAACAAAGATATTACTTTTTCTTTTAGCAATTCCATTTTTTTAAGGAAAGTGCCTTTCTTGTTGGCCTCCCTTTTTCGTCCTTCATAGGCCCAGGCATGCCAGACATTCTCGCGCAGAACGATTTGCGTCTCTTATCATCCTTACTTCCCTTCTTTATTTCAGAAGGTTTCTTAGTTACAGCGGTCTGCAACTTAGATCCTGGGTTAGCTTTTCTGTAAGAAGCAACTCCTTTTGCGTTGAGTCCTCCTGTGGCACTCTTACCCTCCTTTCGAGTCCACGCTGGTGTCTTTGCCATCACTTCTTCTTTTTAGTTTGAGACTTGATAATTTGCTTTTGTTTTTCCATTGCGGCAGTAGGAGCCTTTGGTTTTGCGCCAGTCTTTTTATTCTGAGCTGCCTTGGCTCTCAAATTATCCCAAAGTCCTCTTGGTGATACGCTACCATCCTTTCTTTTAAGCATCTGTTTTTTCATCGCCCTTGACCAACATTTCGTTTAACATAGTTTTTAGAAGTCTTAGAGCAAGAACACTTTGTCTTTGCAATAACACCTGGTCTTTTAACCTTTGGCTTCTTCTTGAAATTGGATGTACTCTGTACCTTTGCCATATATTATGATTTCTTTAACTTGTTAGCCTTTCTATTAGCAGCTATTGCATTCTTAGCTGAGTATTTTCTTCCTGTAGCAGAGTCAGTAATAGAGATACGAGTTTTTGCTCCAGGATTCTTTGTCTTAACCATAGTTACATTACCATCAACCTTAGTCTTGATCTTTTTTCCTTTATTATCTACTTTAACCTCTCTAGACTTAAGTACTTTCTTCTCCCCTCCAGCTAAAGAGCTAACCTCTTTCATACTGTAGAAACGATCCTTACCTGTCCCCTTCTTCCAAGGCATGGTAACAGATAAACTTTTCTTTACCTGCTCACCTGTATTAGTGTCTAAGGTAGTCTTACCCTTTGTAAGAACTCCAGTTTTTTTGTTGTACTTAAGAGGGCTTTTTACACTCTCTCTTCCATTGCGAGGCTTGTCCATTTTATTTTTTATTTATACAAACAAAGATATAAGAAAAAAATGTAAATTGCAGCCATGAAAAAGCAAAAAAGTAAATGCCCTGAGTGTGGATACTATAACGCTCATCAATTAGGATGCTCTCAGATCGGCAAAAAGCCACTCCTATGCGATATAATCAAGGACTATAAGTCAAGTCTCAACTCTGGAGAGGAATACAAACTTCCTAATAATATTTAAAATTGTTAATAACTTAATTTGCATATTGTTTTC